TGTATGATTTATCAAGATAGACTTAGAGGATGCAAAGATTCCTAACGGGCAGATATTGATTGGTGGACAAACAGTAGCGGCCAGCATAATTGAAATTATGCGGGCAGCAGGTGATGTGCCTGCTAAGTTTCAGTTACTTGATGGCATAACCGCAGCTGATGTTGGTATCTGGGTACCTTTTGCGCCATTTAGCAACGGCACCTTTGAAGTCAGCAGCACTGGAACTGCCACTATTGCCTTAAAAGGTAGTAACGGATCAATCCAACCACCAAACGGGTGGACCGTTACTGTTGGCGGTAGCGCAGGTACGGGTGATGTTCTGACGCTTACCATTACTTGTCCGCTTCTATTCAATGGTAATGCAACCGCTAGCTACACCGTATTGGCGGGCGATACCACTACTACGATAGCGACAGGACTCGCAGCGGCAATGAATGCCGTCGCTTCGACCCCACCTACCGGAGCGAATGTTAATCTCGGTAGCCAGCTTAGCAATCTACAGTATGGGCAAGAGATATCTAATGTTGCTGGACAATTCCAAGTAACATCATCTTCAGCAGTTATCACGGTCATCTGGCAAGCATTTTTAAATACACCGGTCAGCCTGCAGAAAACACTAAGCGCTGGTGCTACTGAGACTCTAACGATTGCTCAATATGATAGTGGTGCTGGTAACGTTATTGCTGGTTGCACCTTCACGGCATCCGGTGAGGCTGTGTTTAACCAACCCTGTGCATGGATCAAAGCATACACAACCGCATATTCATCAGGCACTATTAGTGCTAATGTTTGGGCTACGACTCCATAGGAGATATAAATGTTTCTATTCCGTTCAAGCAGGCGTGATCAGAAGGGACAAATTAACCCACCAGGGTCTGTACCACCAGTTTTAACTACGCCGCCCGGCACAGTACCGCCAGCTGCTCCACCAACTACACCCCCATTACCGCCAAGTAATATCGAACTCGATGATCCAGATCCAAGTGAAGGCGGTGGTGAGCGCAGTATATCTACATTGCCGTACTGGTCACAAGAACACATCCGGCAAATCCGTGGAGAATCCAAGGGTCGCAAAGAAGAAAATCGAGCACTAAAGTTCCAGTTGCAGCAGATAGAAGCTGAAAAACAGCAGCAAGCTGCTGAACTAGATGCCTATCGGCAGAAAGAGTCCGCACAAAAGCAAGCGGAGCTCGAAGCTCAAGGAAAGTATGATGAAGCGAAGCAACAACTAATTGCTGAAAAGACTGCTGAGGGCGATGCTTTACGAGGATCGCTTATAAAGAAGGAGCTGATCCTCATAGCAGCTGCCATGAATATACCTCCTAATATGATTGAATATATACCTCATGATGGCATTATTGTTGAGAAAGACGGCTCTGTGCGAGGAGTACAGCAAGTTCTGCAGCAATTCGAGCAGAAGAACGGAGAGGTATTAAACGCATGGCGTGCCTATGCAGCGCAGAATCCACCGACAACTACACCGGCTGGCACTCCACCAATGCCTCCAGGTACTCCCACTAACGGCACACCGCCTGGGGCTCCAACAGGCCCAGCCCCTTGGGTGACGGCTATAGCAAATGGGCAAGATCCTTGGTCGGCTGCTGCTGGCGGTCAAGCGCCGATGCCGAAACCGATTAATAATGCGCCGGTGCCGCACAAACCTGCGGTGACGAAGGATACACCCAGGAAAGAAGTCAATGAAAAATGGGCAGACTTTCAGCGCGGCCTTCTGCGTTAATCTATCGTAGTTGCAATGCTTGTGTTATTCTTATGGATAGGTACTGAAGTACCAGAGTTGTAGGGCTGAAGCCCAAAAAGAATTTTCTTTTTGAGGTTTCAAATCCCGTGCCAAATACCTTTTTTGAGTTCCAGGCGACTCTAAACAACATGCTTCAAAACGGTTTTGTAGCCCGTGAGCTACAAGAGCCGCTCGATTCTGACTTAGCCTTTCGGCGACAAGCCACTGAGGAAACGATTGACGGACGCATCGGCTCCATCATCCAGATCCCCAAGGGTGGACGCAAAGGGCCAGTCGTAACACCGCTCAATCCCAATAACTTCATGTCACTTGATAATGGCATGACGCCAAGTTTGTCTGGAACAGAAATGTACCAGTACAACTTGCAAGAGTGGGGTGACACGGCAGACGTCGATATTCTAGGGTCAACTGCATTAGCTGCTGATCTTATCAGGAAAGCCTCACGTGATAATGGTGTACAGGCTGCACAATCACTTGAAAGACTAGCCAAGATAACTGTTCATGGCGCTTATGAAGGTGGAAATAGCTGGGTAAGACCAGACCTTGGTGCCAACACCACAGCTGTTGTATATGTTGATGACATACGTGGATTTACTCAAGTGCCAGTTAATGGTGCGTTCCAGCCAGTATCAACTACTTACCCGCTGAACTGTGTTGAGCAACAGACGGTAGCTGGTGGTATATCTCAGACCTTCCAGGTTGTTGGATTTGTGGCTACGGCAAATAATGCTTCGTTGTATCCAGGATCGTCACAGAACGCCAATGGTCAGACCATTTCAGATGGTATATCTGGTGCGCTAACGATCCAGAATTGCTCAGTTGGAGCACCTGTTGCAGGGGATGCCTTGATCGCGGTAGGTGCAGCTAAGGTTGTACGGCCGTTGAATAAGCCTTCCTACAATACCTTGAATGCAGGGGATGCCTGTACTTTGGGGGTATTGCTTGATGCCAAGACACGGCTTGCACAAAACAACGTGCCACCGTTTGACGATGGTATGTACCACTTTGTGCATGACCACGTAGTCAACCGCCAGTTGTTCGCAGATCAACAGTTCTTGACTGCATATGCGGCTCGATACAAGTCTGAGGAATACCAAAAGGGTCAAGTATTCGAGTTGCTCGGCATCTTGTTCTTGCCTTCGACTGAATGTTACGTACAACCTCCGACACCTGCGTTGGGCATAAACGTGCCGATTCGCAGATCCATCCTGATGGGTGGAGGGACGTTGAACCAAGGTAATTACGGTCCTGCCAATATGTATATCAACCAAGACGGTATTAACCCGATTGGTGGATTCATGATGGTTAATGGAGTCAACCAAATCGTCAGGCCGCCTATCGACAGGCAACTCAGAATCGTGTCTTTAACTTGGACATGGACAGGAGCCTACACATGCCAGACAGACATGCTTACGACTCCGTTGATTATCCCTACATCAAGCAATGCTTTCTACAAGAGAGCGTGCGTGATACAAACTGCTGGTTAATAACCGGCAAGGAGAAAAGACATGGCTGATGACAGATCAAACCAAAGCCCTATGAATATCCCGGTTACCGGGAGTCAGGGTGGGACGCCCAGCATGAAGCTGCCTCGCTCTGACGATGGCAGAATCCATAAAGCAGACGGCATGAGAAGCAATGCTTCGGCAGCTCATTATGCTGATGCTATGGATAAGGTCATGGGTGGGCCTGGTGGGGCAATGCCTAGCGTACCGCTTAGCCCAGGTAAATAACGGAGCATAAGAATGCCCATCCGCATGAAAATGCCAACAAGGCGCACGAGTCCGACTAAGACGTTGAATGACGCCACAAAGCGTGACACGCCTGCGCCTTGCACTCAAGCTGCGTGGATGCACACGCCGGGATGGGATGCCCCCAATGCATGGCGTGATAGTCACTGGCACGTAAAACCAAGTGATAGACCTAGGCTCATTGATAATGGTAATCCAGGGGTATCAAGACCGTGACAAGCACAGCGGATAATTACTATAACGAGGCTGAGTTCTACAACAGCTACAGCAATCCAAATACTGCAGCTACCGCACAGAACCCTACGATTGTGCCGCAGACGGGTGCCCCGATTGTTCAGTTCACAGAGCCTGTTGCTGGTCAAGCTGCAACGACAGCTTTCTCAACGATCACCCTCGAGTCACTTAGCCAAGTTGAGGCAAGCTATCCGCGTCAAGCTGCTACTGCCACCGTTACTCTGACTGGTACTGTTACTGCGGGTGACACAGCTCTTATAGAACTCTTTAATGGTGTGCTGCCAAATGGATCGCAACTGGTCAGCACACTGGTTGTTTCTGCCGATACTCTGGCTACTGTAGCGGCTAGACTCGTATCTAACATCAATAATGGTGGGGTGCTCAATGGTATTTATGGAGTTACAGCAGTCAGTTCTGGTGGTGCCAGTCCCGTCATCACTATTTCTTGGCCTGGTCCTGTCGGTAACTTTACTGCCGTTGCTAGCTGGTCGCAGAACAGCAATGCCACGGTCGTAGTTGGTGGAACGATAACCAGCACGGACGTGCTAAGACTGGCCATCAATTCTGCAAACCTGCCGACTAACGCATACATGTTGACGCTAGGTGGCACTGCAACTACTGGCGACGTTGTTACGCTTACAGTATTAAATCAATCATTGGTTGGTGGAAGCGCCAAAGTTACTTTCACGGTTGCAACAGCAACCCTTACTGCGATTGCAACGGGTATAGCTGCGGCAATTAATGCTTCCGCAGCACTAACTGCAATAGGAATGTCGGCAAACGGCAGCAATGGTGTGGTTTATGTGACTTGGGGTTCGGCTTACGGGACAGCTTCTATACAGTCTGTTTTTACCCGCACCTCCACAGAGACTATTACGCTGGCAGCAGTTGTAAATGCTCCAGCCGGACCGCTTACACCATCGCCTGCTCCAGGTCAAACAATAACTATAGGCGGCACGGTAACCACAGGAGATGTACTGAGCGTAACTATCAATGCCTCTGGTTTACAGCCTGCCACAGTACTTACTTACACGGCTCTTAATACTGACACGACTAGCACGATTGCTACAGCATTTGCTAGTCTTATCAATAACAATGTACAACTGCAGAGCGCAGCCTTTGTTGCTACTGCTGCCAGTAACGTTGTGACTGTTGGTTGGAATGAAATAGCTGGCAGTGTCGGCTGGGCCAGTAATGTCGCTGGTGTACCTTCTGAATCTGCTACGCAGGTCAGTAACCCGAGCACTGTGCTGCTCAGCTTAGTAGCTGCAACCAGCACTGCTACTGTTGCTGCTGCCTTCAATACTCAAGTTAATGCCAATGTTATCTTGAAAGCCGCAGGGGTGACGTCGAGCAACAACTCCAGCACGAATACTGTGACTTGGAATGCTGGGCTTAACCCACTTACTATTACGTCTATATTGAATGGTACTGAGACAGCCACGATTGGTGGGACGGTAACGGCAGCCGATGTGCTGACAATAACTGTTACCGACCCAGGGTTAGCTTATGGATCGTTGGCACTTGTATATATCGCTTTAAGCACCGACACTACGACAACTATTGCAACCGCCTTCAAGAATCTGATTAATAACAGCACTGCTCTTGCAGCAATTGGTGTTACTGCGACATCGTCAGCCGCAGTCCTTAGCATTGCATCAACGTCCATGAATCAGACTACTTATACTCAATCTGTTATGGGTGCTGGTACAGAAACTATTACCTTAGCTGCTGGTGCAACCGAAACTATAACCGTTACTTATGCGCCCAATTACAGCATTGTGGTTGGCGGCAGTGCTACCAATGGGGACGTAGTTGCGGCAGATTTTGCTGGCGCTCTTTTTGCCCCTGGCGAACTTTTGACGCTGGGTGGATCAGCTACTCAAGGCGATGTACTTACATTGACTATTGCGGGCAATTCTCTGCCGGATAGCCCTGTGTCTATTCCATATACAGTAGGTGCGACTCCCACATTGACTACAGTTGGCGCAGGACTCGTTACTGCTATTAACTCCAATCTATCAATGATCGCTGCCGGTTTTAATGCAGTTCAGTACACTTTTAGCGGTACGCAGCATATCCACTTTAGCTATCCTGCTAGTATCGGGACATTGGTCTTTAGTAGCGCCGTATCAAGTGGTGCAACTGAAACTATAACGTTTGGAGCGGCTAGCAAATTGCCGCCAGCTTTTGCGCAGACCACTGTGACGACAAGCGAGTCAACCGCAAACATAGCTGCTGGATTGAACACTGCAATTAATGCTCAGAACACACTTAAATATCTTGGCATTACTTCTACTGTTAGCAGCTCTACTGTTAGTATCACTGCACCTGGTATAGAAGCAGATACCAGTATAAGCACCTGGACAAACGGCAATGAAACGTTGACCTTGGGTGGCAGCACCACTACAGGCGATGTCATTAACTTTACTGTTACGAATGCCAATATCAGCGGTGGAAGTCACAACGTTCAATACGCAGTAGTTTCAGGTGACACTACCTTAACCCTACTTGCCACACATGTTGCAGCCGCGATTGCAGCTGATGCTACATTAACGGCGCAAGGCTTTGGTGCCACTTCGTCTTCTGCTGTAGTTACTGTCACTTATCCAGTAAGGATAGGACCGACTACATTTGCTGCCGATGCCAATGGCGTAGAGACAGCCACGATAACGGGTACTGCAACCAATGGTGATACCTTAAATATCACTGTTACGGATGCTGGGCTATCAGGTGGATCAACGACCGTTATCGCTACCGTTACAACCTCTGAATCTGTAACCTCGATGGCAACAGCGGTAAAGGCTGCTATTAACGCAAGTGCCGCGCTAACCGCGATAGGAGTTACAGCGACCAGTTCTGTTGGCGTGGTGTCAATCACATCGACGTCGGTCAATAAGACGACTTATACGCAGTCAGTCACTGGCGGTATGACAGAAACTATAACGCTGGCAAGTACTTTGACTGAGACAACGACATTGGCTGGGACAACTGAAACGGTAAGCGGTACTGCTGAATCCGGTTCGGAAATTCTGACGCCTACGACTCCTATGAGTGGGGGAGCAGGGCCAATAATCCCTCTGGATAACTTCCCGTTCACCCTAGCTAACTACTTCCAGGGTCTGGATATAGCTTCTGGTTCTACGCAGTGGATGCGGGCAGGCATACCGTATCTTGTGGACTATGAGTCAACAGCCAATCTAGTTGCCGCAGGAGCAGCTATTAAATAGGGAGTATATATGGGTTCGATAACTAAGAATAAAGAACTGAGCAAGGGCGAAAAGGGTTTGCCGCCATCTACGATTGTGCCTCCGACACCAGATGAACGCAATATCGCGTTAATGCAAATCAATAGCGATCCTTCTGTTAGCGCACAAGCAAATCGTGCATCTCAACCACATGCAGCACCGGATGGACCAGCTTGGCAGAGTCCCGAAGAAGTATTTGCTAACGTAGATCCAAATGTTGCACATGAAGCAGCACTAGAAGCACAGAGAAAAATAAATGCCGCACAAGCAGTAGCGGAAGTGGCGGGTCAGGTGCCGACAAATGTGCCATCAATGCCGCAGCCAGTCACACAATTACAGCCTGGGATTATGCCAGGGGGCATATCGGCAGGCGTTAATCTGCCGACCGCACAGGGTAATGCACCGACTCTAGTAACACCTCAGGCTGGAGCAACCGTCTATAACCCGCCCAATCCTGCTATACCTATGCCTCCGAAGCCACCTTCTACGCGGGCTGAGTACGAGAGACAATTCACGTATCAAAATGGTGAGTTCCCTGAAGTCACTGATTTATTTACCGGCAACGTCCCTCAAGGGATGCAACCTGACGCTATTGTGCATTTCCCGCCAGTAGGTCCGCCAGTAATAGCGGCTGCCGCACCGCCAGTACAAGTCATTGTCGAACATAGGATACCCGACCAAGCGTTGGCTTATAAGTTCACTCGTGCAGCGCACATGCAGCTTGATGGCAGCTTCCATGAGTGGAAAGCAAACGACATTATCTATGATGTGTCGGTGATACAGCAGATACTACGCTCAGGTTTTGATGGACTTGTGCCACTTGAGGTGGCTAAGAACTTCACCGAATGTCCCATGTGTCATCACCAATTCCCGGTCCCGCTAGCAGCGAAGTAATGGGGGTGCGATGTGCCCTTACAACCCTTCGAGATAGATGACACGCTAAGACATCTAGGTTATGAAGTCTTGGGTTTACCCATGATATCTGCGGCAGGCAGTAGCACTGCTGCCGGTAACCTTGGCTGGCGCTTCTTTGGCACTTACGGCACATTAGTTGGACGCTTGCAGCAGTTGTCGCCGAATGAAGAGGCGAAGATAACGGGTCGTGCTTATGGTGCTGTGACATTTAATGGATTGCTGCCCACGATAGGCAACACGGTATCGGTAACGCTTACCGGAGGTGGACTTACAGAGCCCCTGACAGTAACTGTTGTTGTACAGAACTCGGCTCCTAATGGTGCTGCGTGGACTAACAACACCGTAGCATCCGCACTTGCTCAAGCGTTTGCTCTACAGCCAGCTTTTGTAAGTGCTGGTTTTTATGCAATAGCTAATTATGGATCAGCACCTTATACACAGATGGTGGTGCCGCTGCCGACCTGCTCAATACTAGCTGCTTACAATGCGCCAGCCTTTACCATCTCGGTCAGCACGACAGGGTTGTTGGCTGCACAAATAGGCGCAAATGGCATGTATTTATCGCCTTTTATGACATTTAGTAGGGTAGGACAAGTGCAGACGGTCTACGGTTACCTCCCAATACTTAATATACTTGAATCGGGTTTCTTAGCATCAAGCGCCAATATGAGTGCGATGGTGGCTGGCGATGTGACGTTGCGCTGGGACGAAGCCGAACAACGCAATGACCAGTACGATATGTATAGGAAGAGGCTAGGCGACTGGTTGGGCATACCGCTTAATAGTTCTCAGCGCCCTGGCCCTACGTGGTCTCCTTCACTTGTCGGATATTGACCGAGGCGATAAATGTGTCTACTCCGATCAATATCACAGGCAACATTGCAAGCGTCCCCCTAACTGCCGATGCCTATGCCTTCCAAGGCATACAAGACTTGCTGTATGGGATTGGAGCTAAGCTGATAGGAACCAATTATTCACAGTACCGCATAACCAGCACCAGCAATGGCAATGTACTAGATCCCAGCAATCTTATTCTTCAGAACTTCCCGATACAGCGCAAGCGATATACCCCGGAGAAGTCACTGGAATCCAACATGGCGCAAGGGTGCTATTACTTCCAGCTTATGGGCGATATGGCGACTGTACTGGTAGGCGACGTATTCGTATCGACCGACACAGTAGCAATGTATGGTCCTGGTTCTACAATGGTTGACTGGTCCACCTATATGTTCAATGGCTTCTGTCTAGGCAGCCACGGTGTTATTAAAGTACCGATAGCTCCACGCATTGATCGCCAGGTGCAAATATATAGACCGGCGACCGTCCCGGATAGCAATAACTACAACGTAACCACCTTAGATGGCGCATTGCCGATCATGATAGTGAATGGGATAACGCAGCTTGGCACGGCTGGGGATGTATCAGCGGCAGCTTTAATCCCTGCAGGCTTCATGCCGGGTAAACGTCCCAAGGGTGATATCTTCGGCACCATACCCGATATGCCGGATGCACCACAGTGGAGTATATATATCATTCCACTGCCGACTAGCACAGCGTCACCGACACCATCACCAAGCTATAGTAACTTCAGCATTCGGGAGCACGATATTATCGTGAGCCAGGCTGGGGACTTCTATCGCGTAGTGGATGCGTGGTGGCAGGACTCAGGTTTGGCAGGTAGCTTCCTAACAGCCAGACGCATGGGCTCGCAGCCAGGGGGTAATCCATGAACAAGCCTCTAAAGTGTCCACATCCAGAGCTTCAATTTGGGAGTGGTTGCTTCTATGTCATCTGCCAAGCCTGTGGTCAGTTCTGGGTTGCAGTGAAGTTTGCAGAGGGACATATGGGTAAACCCGAACAGGAAGAAAAAGAAATTGATTATGATCAAGGTAGTAATTGCAATCGTCAACTTTACAGGCCAGTCGGAGATACATAAACATGGCCACTGTTGAAATGCTAATGGATAACCTGATAGCAGCGATGCAGGATGCCACGACTGGCTTGTCACCCAATATCGTGTACTTTAAGGATTTACCTAGTGCCCAGCAGCTATCTAACCTTAGCCGTCCCGGAGGTAATGATGGACAGGCTGTGTGCTACATATTTGACCTAGATATGAGCCGAGATACCACACGTTGGGCTAGCTTTAATATTGCACAAACAATCAATCCAGTAGGCACTAATAGTGTCTTGTCTAGTAATGCACTTGGTGGCGATGATAGCATCACCCTGACTTTGTATCCGACACTGAATCTAACGGTAGGCGGCACGATAACAGCGGGCGACGTTCTTACGCTGAACGTCATTAACTCATCACTGGGCGGTAGTGAATTAGCGCTTCCTTATACCGTACTCAGTAGTGACACTACTACTACGATAGCTGCTTACTTTGCTGGCACGATTAACAACAATACAACACTCAAAAACTTAGGTTTAAATGCCAATTCCAACGAAAATTTGTTGAATGTGCTCGCAAAGACCACAAATTTAACTACTTTCAGTACAGAGACTAGTGAGAATGCAACCGAGACATTAACTATGGGCAGTTCCCCAGAAGTTAATGATGGCGTATCATTTGTCGCTCAGCTGGGTACTATCACCTATTTTAATACCTACATAGCAACTTCAAGTGACACCCTGGCTACCATGGCGACGAAACTGGCCGCCAATATTAATGCTGACCCCAATACGAGCCAGTGGGTGAGTGCTGCAGCCTCAGGACGTGCCATTGCTATAACGAGCATTATTCCAGAGGGGCTCTCCTGCTATACACAGACAGGTAATCAAGGCACCACAACTACAGTTGTGGGCAATGAATGTCGGTCAATGCTAATTACCCTACAAACAAGGCTATACCAGGATCGAGATACACTGGGTGAACCAATCAAAACCGTGTTGTTTCAACTACAAAACCAGGCTAATTCTATCGGACAGCAGTTTCTTCAGCTGACAGATACTACTTGGATGAGGGTGAGGATTAACCACAATAGAATGGGTAGAACTGATCACCTTACCAATACCTATCGGTGGGACTATGTACTGGATATAGAGTATTCCGTCACGGCGATTGACAAACTTTATTCTATATTGGCTGTCGTGCCGATAAAGACGGTGAACTGATAGAATAACTGCAGTCATTGGATGCCTCCAATACTGCGAGACTGCTGGTTAGTCATGTTCCAGCAGTCTTTTCCTTAGGGGACTACGCAGCTACCCAGTTTCGCGTTATACTATTTACAGAACTGAAGTTCTGAAGTTGGGCTTGAAGCCACCATAAACCCTAAGTTTAGGTGTGCTTCGATGACGCAAACCATTCAGTACGGTTCAAACTTCTCCGTTAGTAACGCTTTTGTCCCTGACATCTATGAGATAGTAGTTCCGCCGACGGCATATTTTGGTGGGACGCCGACATCTGTAGGGGCTGTAACGGGTACAGCAAGCTGGGGACAGAAGAACTACCCTACGCTGATAGGCAGCCCGGCACAGATAGTATCTTCATTTGGTGGGATAACCGCCAACTCACCCAACAACGTGCATGATCTATGCACCGACCTGACCCAAGCAATTAATCAGGTCAGCACATCATCCGGCATCATGCTGTACGGGATACGGGTCAGCGATGGCACAGATCTACAAGCGCAGGCAACTGTATATAACGGCACCAGTGAAGTCCTAACCTTTACAGGCACGCTGACCACTGGCGATGTAATCAACCTGTTGTTTACCAACACCAATCTACCTAATGGTTCCTACAACCTTAAATACACGGTGGTATCTGGTGACAGCACTCTGACGTTACTGGCTACTCACATAACATCTGCAATAACTGCTAGCACTACACTGGCTAATGCTGGCTTTAGTGCAACATCATCTAGCGCAGCTATAACGATCAGCTGGGCAACCACTCAAGGTGGCGTTTCGATCGCGACAGCTATCAACGGCACGACAACCGTAACTGTTGGTGGAAGTATTACCGCTAGCGATATTCTAACAATCAACGTACTTGATGCGAATCTTCCGGGAGGAACTTATTCAGTTCCGTACACTGTTCAAGGCGGTGATAGTACAACAACGATTGCCACTGCGTTCAAGAATTTAATTAATGCGAACACGAACCTGTCGTCTATTGGTGTTACAGCGACATCCTCGGCTGCTGTTTTATCAATCACATCTACAGATACGCTTCTGACCACATACACCAAGACGCTAAGCGCTGGCGCAACCGAGACATTGACGATTGCTGCTGGGCCTACCGAGGTAGCTACGATCACACCGCCATCGGCCGGTATGACGATCAAGGCTAGGTATACGGGCCAAGCAGGAAACGCAATAGCTGTCTCAATACAGCCAGGTGCTGCTACCGGTACACTGACCATGATAGTAAGCCCGTTCCCTGGTGGTGGCAGTAATGAAATATTTGCCAATCTGCCTGGGGGAGCATCGACATTCTGGACTGCAGCTCAGAATGCAGTAAACCTCGGTTTAAATTCTACTCGTGGACCATCCAACTTCATCACCATAACTGGAGCTACACCCACAACATCGGCACCTGTCACAGGCACATACACACTAGCTGGTGGTACTGATGGACATCTAGTTACTACAGCACAGCTTGTCGGTACGCAAGCACCTGCTACCGGCATCTATACGCTAGTTACACCCAACGTACAATTCCCGCCATCTGTCTTGTGGTGCGCTGGGCTAACTGACAGTACTGCGTATGCTGCTATCAATACCTTCTGCCAACAAAACAATATCTTCAGCTTATTCACGTTTGCTTCTGGTACATCGGTTGCTGCTGCGGTTTCAGCCAAACAGGGTTACGGGATAGCGAATTATCAGTCTGGGTTCATTCTTGGCTGGGTCTATTGGTTCGATCAGGTGAATCAAATAGCAAGACTTACGCCACCGCTAGCTACTGCAGCTGGTGCCATATGTACGTTACCCCCATGGGCATCTCCGCTTAATAGCAGCGTGCTTAATGTGCTGGGTACCGAACAGAACAACCCGTATACAGGTAATACGCCCTATGCCTACAGCGACCTGAACAGTTTGGGTCAGGCTGGCATTATGACGCTGACTAATCCTATTCCTGGCGGTAACGTCTTTGGATTCAGGAATGGTTTTAACAGCATAGGTAACAACCAGCCTAATGGGACGGTTGAGTACAGCAGGTTGACTAACTACATTGTTGTGACTAATGGACAGTTGCTCGGGCCGTTCTTGGGCAAAATGCAGACACTATCCAGCAATGACCCGACACGAGCAGCGGTACAGACCACGCTAAACAGTTTCTTCCAATCACTCCTACAAAGTGGGTACATCTCTGCCTATAACGTTATTTGCAATACCACCAACAACACGCAGCTCAGTATCGCTATGGGTGAGTTGATGATCAATGAGCTAATTACCTACAACGGGACAATCATGTACATCTTGGTTGACGTAAATGGTGGTGTCACGGTCGTAGCCAACGCGAACCAATCCGGCTCGCAACTGGGGAGTTAGCAATGGCACAACTATTAGTTAATGGCTACAACGTAGGAACAGAATTACAGTCCGTGATTCTGTTGGCTAATGCTGCTGGTATAACCATAGATACGGCTACCCTGGGTCACTTACGTGAACTAAGTGCTGAGCAGCAGATAACTACAAATACGATAACGCCCGCTGTCTACAACGGCTTGCGGTTACACCGCAATATCTATCACGACTGGTCGGGCACGCTTAACTTTGACCGTTATAACGGCAACCTGACTAACCTTATGAATGGTATCCAGCAAAGTTTTCAGCTTAATGGTGCGGAGACGTACTTCACTATGTTCGCCACGATCTTTGACACTACCTATGTCGGGCAAGAAGATCTGTATATGTTCTCGCAAGTAGTGCTTGGCCCAGGCAGCTTCGGTAGCTGGGGCGGTACAGGTGAAGTCCAACAATCTATATCCTGGCGTTGTCAGGGAATGGTTATTACAGGCACCAGCGCTAATGTTCTTAGCGGCCAATAGCCTGATTAACACCCAGACCATTTAAGGTTATAATCTAGGGTATGCCTCAAATCAAAGAGTTTGACCCTAATAAGTCTGCTGCCTCACAATTACAAGGTGCACAGACCCAGAAGATATTGTCACCTGAAGATGCTGACCGCTTGGCGCAGGCACAGCAGTTCGTACAACAGAAGAATAAGAAGCAGCAAGCAGGCAAGCAGGCTGAACTGCAAAAGCTAGCGGAAGAAGCTGGGGTGGTTCAACCTCCAACACCTGCTGAAGCATTTGTACAGGATGCTGCAAAGACGCATGAGATATATCTGAATGACGGTAGAACCATATTGCTCGGGCCGCCGACTATCCCATTTGTGCTAATTGCCAACGACCTGTTTGAAGGTGAAGACCTAACCGAGATGAAAGAGCAGAGGCTGATGGGCAGACTACGGCTAGCTAAAATCATGAATTACATCCGACAGATAGATGGTGTTGATATGCCTATATTGACAGCTTGGCGGGAAGTAGAGAAGTTTTCCACTAGGTTAGGCGATCTAACCTGTGATGCGGTTACAGAAGCATTTTATACATACTGGCCACTTACGGGCGGTACGTTCTGGCAAGACGTAAAAAAAAATGTACCGACAGTGACTTCCGAGCCTGTGTAACGCTAGTCTCTCAAACTCATATATCGTGGTCGGAGGCATGGGGAATGTCTCCTTCAGTTAGGCAGGCAATCCTAGTATCATTAGCATTGGATAACGGTGCGGAACTGGACTGGACTACTGGTGAATTTATAAAGCAGGATACTAATAAACGTGCCAATGAAGTTCAGCAGACCGCAGGAACTAGCGGACACCTTGAAACAGGTGGTCGCACAATCGTTGCCCGCCCTGTACAGCAAAGTGTTAACGGAAGTGGCGTTAGAAGCTAGAGAAGTAGCAGCGGAAGAACTGATCGGACGTGTTACGCCATTTCCCGGTAATCAGGGGTTTCCCGCATGGAAGCCACTTCAACCAGAAACTATTGAAGCTAAGGCAAAAGCTGGACTAGGTAAAGGCGGTGATCCGCGTTCCATGCTATATGCTACAGGTGCACTCGCTGAGAGTGTCACCTATGAGGTCAGCCTTCAGCGAAAGACAGCAATCATAGGCAGTAATCTGGATTATGCCGAGGTGCATGAGTATGGAGCACCGGCCAAGAATATACCTCCCCGTCCATTCCTTGGCCCGGCCATGCTACGCACAGTAGAAAGGTTGCATCCTAAGATGCAGGGTTGGTTTAACAAGACGCTTAACAGCCAGGGAGTCTCATAATGCCAGGCTATGTCGTTGAATCAATGTTCACGCTAGAGGATAAAGCCTCTAAGACGCTGCTCACGTTGATAGGTAACTTGGAGAAAGCGGACAAGGCACTTCAGGGCATCCAGAAGATGCTAACTGCAACGGGCAAGTCACTCATGACTATGGGTACTGCTGCCAAACCCGTGGCAGATGTATTCGGCATTATGAACAAGGAATTTACTGGCACCAATACACGACTTACTGGTATGGCGGGACGTATGGATAAGGTTGCTCTTGGATTTACCGATGCGGCAAAAACTGGGCAGAACCTCACTGCTACTGTTGGCGCAATGACACAACAGATTCAGCATTTACAGACGGCTGCCGTAGGAGCACAGGGAGCCATATCAAGAATGGGTCGTGGAGCAGGAGGAATGGGAGGCGGTGGTGGCGGTAGACATGGGGGTGGCTTCTTTGGTGGCTTAAGTGCTGCTGGTGGTCACATAATCAATGCAACACTAACAGGCTACATTCTTGAGAGCGCAGCAGGTGCATTACTAAAACCGTCCATTCGATACGGGTCAGAGATGGCTGCACTTAGGGGGATGGGAGCGACGGATGCAGAAATGAGTCAAGCAGAAACTTCTGCAACTGCAACATCTGCTGCTGTACCCATGTTCTCTAAAGCCGAAAATCTAAAAGTTATCCGTGAACGTTACGCTATCTACCGCAACATGGCAGATGCCACCAATAATTTGAGTGGTATGCAGCACCTAGCGTTCACTGCACAGATGGCATCTGATCAGGGGTTTGTTCCACACGATGATCCACAACGCATAGTCAGAACTTACGATAAGATAGCTGAAAATTTTGGCATGTTTACGCCGGATAAAGTCATGGCAGTCATGAAAGCCGGTATAGCATCGGTCGCTGCTTCGGGCGGTATGGTTACTCCACAGGCACAGCTAATGGCGGCACAATTCTGGCGCAGCGGCAAGCTTGGTATACCGATAGAACGCGCAATGCCGTTGCTGTCGTTCTTCGTAGCTGAGTCTGCAAGTGCGCGTGGGGGATCTGGTCCGTTACTCAGGAATCTAACCGACTTTCTAAGCGGGCACATGAAGAAGGGTTCTGTAGAGGCATGGACTAAGTTGGGTATCCTGCCCCCTGCCACCGCTTTCATGTCCGCCGAACAAGCTAAGAAGGTCTATAAGAACCCGCTCCTGCAACAACAATACATCGGCGCTGCAATGCCGGATTACAAGTTAGCAGTTACCGATCCTGAAGCTTTCATGAGTAAGGACGTAATACCAAGACTTACAGCAACGGCTATAAAGAAGGGACTGATCAAAGCAGGCCAAACAATAGACGACATGAATCCTGCTGACCTCAAAGTATTCTTGATGCAGACTGGTGGCTTTGGTACTGAGACTGCGTTGAAGCAGGATGCTTTAATGCGCATGGTAATGCAGCATAAACAAATAGAACGGTACTTTGAAGGTAGCCGCCGTGCTGGTTTTGCAATGGAAGCAGCAGCAGAGAAAGATCCACGCAAGCAGTTCATGATGGTTACCGCTGAATGGAACAATCTGCTTATTGATATCGGCAAATCCCCTGCTGTAATAGGGGCTGTCCGATCTAGTCTATCGTTTCTTTCTGATCAGTTAATCAAGATGGATAAAGCTGTCACTAATATGGGTAAGGACTTCCCCGCATTGACGCTCATGCTGAAGTACAGCGTAGGAAGCATAGGTACGACATTAGCGATACTCATACATGGGCTTGAAGGTCTTATGGAGTGGTTTGCGAGAGGTGCCGACGCTGTAGTTGCAATAATAACGGGGCATCCAGAGAAAGTCCCGGGGATTATGCAGTCTATGGGAAGTGTTCAACACAATACTTTTAAACAAATGGGGGCAGATGTACAAGCAGGCGCGGGAGCACTAAGACATGATGTTGGTGAGAGTGGGTTATTTAAGACAAGCCATGCTGATTCACGCTTTGGTAGACCCAACAGCCATGTTGCTGCACTCAAGACTCTAATTCCAGCAGCATCAAAATCCATGCCACCACACTCACTGGTT